TCTGGATAAACTGTTTTAAATAAATGTCTTGACCTTCATCATTTTCCATAGTATAATTCCTTTGTCAACGAAAAATATATCACTTCTTAATTCTTCCTCTGACGTAACCTTCCGGAATAGCTTCTTGTTTGTTAATTCTGGTGTTTGCTCTACCATTATTAATCCAAATAAGATTCGAAACAGCGCTACGGATTCTTTGTTTATCTTCTTCTGTTTTATTAACTCCTTTTTTCGGAGTTTTCTTCCATCTTTGTTTTAGAGAATTAATTCTTTTTTCAATTTGTTCTTCAGATTGTTTTTTACCTACTTTTATATTTATTTGAGTTTGTCTATATGTTGGATCTGTCCACAATTCTAAAGATTTTTGTCTTCTCATTTCTATTTGATCATTATCCTCAAATTGCTTTTTATTAGCTTCTCTCAATTTTTGTTTGGTTTCTTCTGACCTTGTTTTGCCAATAGACCAATGACCCCAATTTTCGTGTTTCTTATGAGATAGTGATATCTTTTCGCCTACTGTTAATATTTTTTCTCCATCTGTTGTCCAATGACCATTAAGATGGTTTATTAAATTATAATATTTTTTCCCTAACTCTTCATCTTTTATAAAAGAAAGATACTTATATTCTTCTATCAATAACTGTTTTCTATCAAAAACCTTTTTAATAATCCTACGTTTAAAATCATGAGGTCTTCTTTTATAAGCGTCTCTCATCCAGTTCGAAGAACATTTATAACCATCAGTTTCGGTTCCCCAATGAGATCCAATATAATATCTTTTATGTTTTTTATCAAACCAAATATATACAAATCCATACTTTTCCAATTTATTACTCCTATGAATTGTTCCCATAGGAGTATTTAGTAAAAAGTATAGTGCTAAAAACTGCCACCATCCAATATATCATAGACTAAAGCTGTTCCGTTAGACTGCAGAACATATCCGCTAGTGCCAAGTGTTAATTCGTTATATCCATTGGTTGAGTTACCTACCAATAATGCATTATTAGTTACTGTTGCCTTTCCAGTACCACCGGAAGTTCCTGCAAGAGCAGTGGCAAGAGTAAGAGTATTAGCAACAATGCCAACAGAATATGTAGAATTGGCTGTTAAATTAGCTGATGTTGTATTAGTGGTAAGAGCACCGGAAGCTAGATATGCGACAAGAGTTGCTGTTCTATATGATGCATCGTTAGTATCTACATCATTGTTACCAGATAGTTCTTGTTCTAGATTAAAGAATAGCTTCCATAATCCATCAGTATGATCCCTAAATAAACCAGTATGACGGTTTGCACCATCATTGTAGTTTGCAGCAAAACCAATATCGACTAAATCGCTGGAATAATTGTTACCAGCAAGGTATATCATTGGGTCAGAAACAATAACTGATTGAACATTTTGAGTTACTAGATTGCCAGTAACAGTTAGAGTTCCTGCAACACTGACATTTGAGCCAAATGAAGCTCCATCTGTGGTACTAATGTGATTAACATATATATTGGCCCAACGTAAAGAGTTCGAACCCAAATCATAGCTATTGTTTGTGGTTGGGATAATAGCTGTGTCGATACGAGCATTAAATGTTACTTTGTCAGAAGTTGCATCACCAAGAGTTGTATTACCATTAACTGATAAGTCAGTGGTAACGACATTTGCGAATGTTACGTTAGAAGTTGTAGCTACCGGCTGTCCGATGAAAACACCAGTGGCATTAACGGTAACACCAGTGTTGCCAACAACGTTAATACCGGAAGAGTCAACGCTGATACCATTAGCAGCCTTTGCCCATGTACCAGAAGTATTAGAAACAATACCATTATTAGCTAAAACGCCAACACCAGAAGCATCGACATAAACACCATTAGCAGGGTCAACGTAAGTACCAGTAGTGTTAGCAATAATACCGTTGTTAGGAAGAACGCTTACGGCTGTTGCATTAACCGAAATACCAATACCAGCACCGACATCAATAGTGATATCGCCTACGCTACCACCACCATTTAGACCGTCTCCAGCAGTGATGCTCGAAATATCACCAACGTCGTCTGCCCAATATGTGCTAGAACCGTTTGTTCTAAGAACCTGATTGGCTGTACCAAGAGAACCATTAACAGAAAGACCAACACCTGTTCCGATAGTGACTTGAGTAACATTTGCTTTAAAATTAGAACCAACACTAATTGTAGCGCCATTAACTGTGCCTGTAGCGAAAACTCCAATAGAATTAGCAACTACATCAGTTCCAACAGTATGAGAAGCAGCATTAACAGTTGTTCCAAATAAATTGTTGGTGGTAATAGTATTACCGATTGCAAGCGTGTTAGAAGTTTTGACAAATGTAAACCCAGCAACACCATTAGCTACGCCAGAATCATTGAACTGAACATAAGTGTTTGATCCAGAGGTACCTGTACCCCAATAAACGCCGCCTGAAGAATTAACAACTAGAACCTGCCCATTTGAACCGGCAGATCCATTTGCGACCAAAGATGTAATTACCGCATTGGCAACAATAACTTTATCAATACCGCTTGTAGAGTTGGCTACAAGGGCATGATTAGCAGTCAGAGTACCAGGATACTGAGCGCCACCAACACGAAGGACACCCGACCCGTCTGGAAGACCAATATAAAGCGTATTAGAGGCTTGAGTAAAGGCTAATTCGCCGTTTGATAGTCCAGTAACTGTAGCGTTGGACGTAGATCTTTTAATCTGAATCTTATTGGCCATATTAAATGGTGCTCCTGTGAATTTTTATATATTTATAAATTAAAAGCTTCCACCATCTAGATCGCCAACAACATCAGTACCAAGATCAAGTTTCTTTATGATATATTTGTCTGTTACAGAATCATAAACAGGAACAGCGCCTGTAGTTTCATCTACTGAATAAACGTCTTTTAGACTGTCTAATCTTTCTATCCCTGTACTTATTGTAGGTGTATTTTTAAGAGTAACAGGCGAAGAGGTCTCCAAAACCCCAGCTGTTCCATTAGCTGAAACACGAATAGTTCTCTTTCTACCTACTACTACATTAGTTATAGTCATTTTTATCTCGTAACATTAGGTGTAACTGTGATAATCCCTTCAACTACACGTGAAATAGTAGTGCCGTCAGATATTTCCACGTCGTATACGTATCTACCAGCCACAAGATTTGCTGTCTGAGCATTTGTTAATGACAAAGTAATAACTCCAACACTAGTATTAACTGCAGTTGTAAAGGCCACATAATTTGTCGAAGTATACCATTTTCTTAGCTGAGAATTGGCTGTATATCCAACAAGATTCAACATATCGCCGTTTTCGTCGGTTAATGTTAGATCTGTTGAAAAATTGGTGCCTTGATCTATAACTAAGTTAGCTTTTGTTGCCATTAGACTACCGTTCTAGTATACTTAACTGTTGTTGCTGATAATGCTGGTGTAAACTGTAGTATAATATGTGTAGAATTTTGAGTCGCTGAAAATACACCAACGTTACTATTTGAAGTGATAGATGCATACTCAGTAATCTGAGAAGCTGAACCATCGTGCATAACGAGAACTTTAGACACATATTTATTATTAGCAACATTATCTGAAACGCTGATGAGATATTCTGAACCTAGATATGAACCAATCAAGAAGCTGTCGATATTCTGAGCAGTTGTTCCAGAAGTTGTAACAGATCCGTTTGAGACATTTACTAGAGATTGAATATATGTAGAGTTAGCAAACACACCAGATGAGTTAGAAATAATACCAGTGTTAGCTAATACGGCTAGAGATCTTGTTGAAGATATATCTCCACCACCACTCAGACCATTTCCTGCTGTAATAGAAACTGCAGTATGATCAATATGTCTATTAACTGCATAGTTGCTAAGGCTATTATGGTCAATCTTAGTTTGATCGATCCATAGACCAGTTGTATTAGAAATTAACTGATTGTTGCCAGCAAGAACATTAATGCCAGAAGATGTGACTGAAATACCGTTGGCGGCTGCTGCAGCGATAGCATCAGCAGAAACTGAAATACCATTACCTTGGCCAATATCGAATGTTCTAGAGGCTGCTATAGTTCCGCCGCCAGTAAGACCATTACCAGCAGTTAATGTTACTGTGGTGTGATCAATATGTTCGTTACCAACGAAGTTTGCTAGCGAATCGTGGTTTATTGTTCCCTGAGTTGCAGTTAGAACAGTACCATATAGGCTGTTAGCAGTTATTGTAGAACTTACAGTTGAATTTGCTGTAATATTAACAACAGTAGAATTTGCTACGAAAGCGCCACCAGTTCCATAAGGAACGAGATATGCTTGAAGAGTTCCTGTTCCTGAATTTGCAGAAGTGTCAACTGTTGTAGCTGTATTTGGGTTGGTGTTAGAAACAAACAACCAGAAATAAGGATTGCTGTTTGAAGACTTAGCAGCTTGACGAACTAAACCTGAATACCAAATTTTGCTAGTATTACCAGCTGGTGAATACCAGCCAATATCAACAGTATCAGTTGTTATATTATTATCAGCTAGTTCAATGATATTGTCATTTACCATTAATGTGGCAGTATT